CCTTAATGCTAATAATTTATATAGTTACAAATGGTAATGGCTACCACTACAAATTATGGCATTACCAGTAAATATTACTACTGATAATAAATATGGGACTTATATGACGTGGAAAGACAGGCTTCAGGATGCGTCATTTCGCAGCGTGCCGTTTAAGGTTGAAGAAGAAAGTGCGGGAACCGGTCGCCGTGTGGAAACACATGAATACCCGAACCGCGACAAGCCCTATACCGAAGATCTGGGAAAAGTCACTTTCCGCCCGTCCATCACAGCTTATGTGGTGGGAGATGACTGCTTTGACCAGCGCGATCGCCTGATTGAAGCGCTGAATAAACCCGGTCCCGGCACACTTGTCCACCCGACATATGGTGAGCTGAAAGTCTGTGTTGACGGGGAAGTTCGGGTCAGCACATCGAAAAGTGAAGGGCGTATTGTCCGCTTTGACCTGAAGTTTGTCGAAGCAGGAGAACTCTCTTACCCCACATCAGGTGCGGCGACGGCGCAGACGCTGATGTCATCCTGTTCTGCACTGGATGACTGCATCAGTGACAGCTTCAGCGGTTTCAGTATCGATGGTGTGGCGGATTTCGTGCAGAACGACGTTATCGGTAATGCCAGCACAATGCTTGGGTATGTTTCTGATGCGATGAAAGTGGTGGATTCTGCCGTATCGGATGCCGCCAGGCTGTTGCAGGGGGATATCTCGGTACTTCTGCCGCCGCCATCCTCAGGCAAAAATTTCGTTGAGCAGGTGCAGAAAATGTGGCGTACCGGGAAACGCCTTTATGGTAACGCCAGCGACCTGGTCACCATGATCAAAACGCTTTCCGGTGTCAGCCTCGGCAGCGATCTGCAACCGCGCGGCGTCTGGAAAACGGACAGTAAAACCACCGCCACGGCGACGCAGCAGCGTAACGTGGTTGCCAGCACCCTTCGTACGACCGCAATCAGCGAAGCGGCGTATGCCGTCACCCGATTGCCTGCGCCAACAACTTCCGCGGTGATGCAGAATTCCGCAGTGGGGCAGGCAACAACACCCGCGCAGAGCACTGGCTGGCCTTCCGTCACGCATCCGGCACTGAACAATGCACCGGCGGTGAAAAACACGGTTGACCTGCCAACGTGGGAAGAACTGACCGACATTCGCGACACACTGAATACGGCAATTGATAAGGAGTTGTCCCGTACAACCAGTGATGCGCTGTTTCTGGCGCTGCGCCGGGTGAAAGCAGATCTGAATGCGGATATCAACACGCGCCTTGAACAGTCTGCACGGATCATTCAGCGCACACCGGATGAGGTTTTACCCGCGCTGGTGCTGGCGGCGACCTGGTTTGATAACGCGGCGCGTGACGCGGACATTATCCGGCGTAATGCCATTACGCATCCCGGCTTTGTGCCGGTGATCCCTCTGAAGGTGCCAGTGCAATGAACGACAATGTCACGCTACGGGTAAATGGCCGGGAGTGGAATGGCTGGACATCGGTGCGCATCGGTGCCGGTATTGAACGGCTGGCGCGGGATTTCAGTGTGGAGATCACTCGCCAGTGGCCGGGAGATGAGGGTATCACCACGCTTCAGCCGCGCATTAAAAACGGTTCAAAAGTGGAAGTGCTGATTGGTGATGAGCTGGTGATCACCGGCTGGGTGGAGGCGACTCCCGTTCGTTACGATGCCCGTTCGGTCAGCACCGGTATTGCCGGACGTAGTCTGACGGCTGACCTGATTGACTGTGCAGCCGAACCGACACAGTTTAACGGACGCTCGCTGGTGCAGATTGCGCAGGCGCTTGCTGCGCCTTTCGGCATTGAGGTGGTGAACAGCGGTGCGCCATCGGGTGTTATTCCTGATGTTCAGCCTGATCACGGTGAAACGGTGATTGAGGTAATCAACAAAATACTCGGTCAGCAGCAGGCGCTGGCTTACGACGACCCGCACGGCAGGCTGGTGATTGGCGGTATTGGCTCAACGCGGGCACATACCGTGCTGGTACTTGGGGAAAACATCCTTTCCTGTGATACGGAGAAGAGTATCCGGGAGCGGTTTTCTGTTTACCAGGTGGCGGGGCAGCGTGCCGGAAACGACGATGATTTCGGTGAGGCCACCACCACCGCGCTGCGGGCCCGCACAGAGGACGCATTTATTGCCCGTTACCGTCCGATGTATATCAGGCAGACAGGGCAGGCCACGGGGGCAGGTTGTATTGCGCGTGCTGACTTTGAAGCCCGACAACGGGCGGCGCGGACGGATGAAACCACCTATGTGGTGCAGGGCTGGCGACAGGGTAACGGTACGCTGTGGCAGCCCAACCAGCGGGTGATTGTCTTCGATCCGGTCTGTGGTTTCGACAATACCGAACTGCTTGTCTCGGAAGTCACGTTTACTCAGTACCAGAACGGCACCCTGACGGAAATCCGTGTCGGCCCACCTGATGCTTATCTGCCTGAACCCGAAGCCCCCGGCGCGCGGAAAAAGAAAAAAGCCAGAGTACAGGAGGACCCGTTCTGATGAGGACGATTGAAGCCATGCAGCGACAACTCCTCGGCCTGATTGGGCGGGCCGTGGTGAAAAGCATCAGTGCCGCCACGAAATGTCAGACCGTGGATGTGTCCCTGATTGCCGGTGAACCCAAAGCCGGGGTTGAACATCTTGAACCCTACGGTTTTACCGCAAGGGCAAACAGCGGTGCGGAAGCGGTGGTGTTGTTTCCGGATGGAGACCGTTCTCATGCGGTGGTTGTTACGGTGTCGGACCGTCGCTACCGCCTGAAAGGGCTGCAGACTGGGGAGGTGGCTGTCTATGACGATCAGGGGCAGTCCGTGACGCTGACCCGGGAGGGGATCGTGGTGGACGGTGCAGGTAAAACGATCACGTTTCGCAATGCGCCTAAGGCACGTTTTGAAATGGACCTGGAAGTGACAGGACAGGTGAAAGACCTGTGCGACTCCAGCGGCACCACCATGTCAGCGATGCGGCTTGCCTATAACGGGCATCGTCACAGAGAGAACGGTCAGGGCAGTAACACCGACAAACCTGATAAAGCGATGGAGGCATGATGGAACTGTGGCTGACGGTGAACGGTAAACGCACCTGCGCCAGCGCACCGCTGGATCCGCTGACCCGCGCCGTGGTGATTTCCCTGTTTACCTGGCGGCGGGCGGAGCCTGATGACAACGCCGGCGTCCCGATGGGATGGTGGGGGGATACCTGGCCTGCGGTACAGAATGACCGTTACGGCTCCCGACTGTGGCTGCTTCAGCGCAGCAAACTGACCAATCAGCTGGTGCAGACGGTAAGGGGGTATATCCGCGAATGCCTGCAATGGATGATTGATGATGGCGTGGTGTCCCGTATTGATCTGGATATCCGCCGCACCGGGATTAATGAACTGGGTAACAGTATCACTCTCTGGCGTCGTGACGGACCGGTAATGATTTCTTTTGATGATCTGTGGAGTGCGATAACGCATGGCGGACAGTGAATTTCAGCGCCCGACGCTGGCAGAAAATATCAGTATGCTCCGTAACGATTTATTCGCCTGGCTGGACGTCAGCGACACGCTCCGGCGCATGGATGAAGACGTGCGGGCAAAGGTGTATGCGGCGGCGCTGCATACGGTTTACGGGTACATCGATTATCTGGCAATGAACATGCTGCCTGACTTGTGCGATGAGTCCTGGCTGGCGCGACATGCTGCGATGAAACGATGTCCGCGCAAGGGGGCCACGGCTGCCAGCGGGTATATGCGCTGGGAAGGTGTCAGCGATGGCCTGAAGGTGACCGCCGGGAGTGTTATTCAGCGCGATGACCTGGTGCAGTACACGGCAACTGCCGATGCAACCAGCTCCGGTGGTGTCCTGCGCGTGCCGATCGCCTGCTCAAGTGCAGGCGCGGTCGGTAACGCTGACGACGGTACGTCATTAATCCTGGTCACGTCGGTGAATGGTCTGCCGTCTTCCGGCGTGGCAGATACACTGACAGGTGGATTTGATACTGAAGAGCTGGAAACGTGGCGCGCCCGCGTCATTGAGCGGTATTACTGGACGCCTCAGGGCGGGGCTGACGGGGACTATGTCGTCTGGGCTAAAGAAGTTCCCGGCATTACCCGCGCATGGACATACCGACACTGGATGGGAACGGGGACTGTCGGTGTGATGATTGCCAGCAGCGACCTGATTAATCCCATTCCGGAAGAATCAACGGAAACGGCGGCAAGGCTGCATATCGAGCCACTGGCCCCGGTGGCAGGCTCTGATTTGTATGTGTTCAGGCCGGTGGCACATACGGTGGATTTTCATATCCGTGTGACGCCGGACACACCGGAAATACGGGCTGCCATCACCGCGGAGTTGCGTTCGTTCCTGCTGCGTGATGGTTATCCGCAGGGGGAACTGAAGGTATCGCGTATCAGTGAGGCGATTTCCGGAGCGAACGGGGAATACAGCCATCAGTTGCTTGCACCGGCAGACAATATCTCCATTGCAAAAAATGAACTGGCGGTACTGGGGACGATTTCATGGACGTGACAAACGATGATTACATCCGTCTGTTGTCGGCACTGTTGCCCCCCGGTCCGGCGTGGTCAGCCAGCGATCCGGCGATTGCCGGTGCGGCACCGTCATTAACCCGCGTTCATCAGCGTGCGGATGCCCTGATGCGGGAGCTGGATCCGCGCACCACCACTGAACTGATAAACCGCTGGGAGCGTCTGTGCGGTCTGCCGGATGAATGTATTCCCGCAGGGACACAGACCCTTCGCCAGCGTCAGCAACGGCTGGATGCGAAGGTTAACCTGGCGGGCGGCATCAACGAGAATTTTTATCTTGCACAGCTTGCTGCCCTGGGCAGACCAGACGCTACCATCACGCGATACGACAAAAGCACGTTCACCTGCTCATCGGCCTGTACTGACGCGGTGAATGCGCCGGAATGGCGGTATTACTGGCAGGTCAACATGCCAGCCGCCACAAACACCACCTGGATGACATGTGGCGATCCCTGTGATTCCGCGCTGCGTATCTGGGGCGACACCGTTGTCGAATGTGTGCTTAACAAACTCTGCCCGTCGCATACCTACGTAATTTTTAAATATCCGGAGTAATCCATGCATCGTATAGACACGAAAACCGCGCAGAAGGATAAGTTCGGCGCGGGTAAGAACGGTTTTACCCGTGGTAACCCCCAGACTGGCACACCTGCCACCGATCTCGATGATGACTACTTTGATATGTTGCAGGAGGAGCTTTGCAGCGTGGTGGAGGCATCCGGTGCCAGCCTGGAGAAGGGGCGAAACGACCAGTTGCTTACCGCGCTTCGTGCTCTGCTGTTAAGCCGCAAGAATCCGTTTGGTGATATCAAATCGGATGGCACGGTGAAAACGGCTCTCGAAAACCTTGGTTTGGGAGAAGGCTCTGCATTACCTGTTGGTGTGCCTGTTCCATGGCCTTCAGCCACACCGCCAACAGGCTGGCTGAAATGCAACGGTGCGGCATTTTCTGCTGAAGAATACCCGGAACTGGCAAAGGCTTATCCAACAAATAAATTACCTGATTTACGCGGTGAGTTTATTCGTGGCTGGGATGACGGGCGCGGTATTGATGCAGGACGTGTTTTATTGAGCATTCAGACAGGGATGCTGGAAAAACACCGCCATATTGTTGTTGCAAATGATGGTTACGACACAAAAGATGAATGGGAACTGGCTACGATTTTCAAAAAGACATACACACAAGGACGGGGACTTGATGCCACAAATACAGGAGGGAGTCTGATCCCATCACCGACACTTCATTCACGAGGGAGTATCGGTAATACTGGCGGGAATGAAACCCGTCCACGAAATATTGCATTTAATTTTATCGTGAGGGCTGCATAATGGATAACGCCGTATTAAATAGCGAGCTTATTGCCACGAAGGCGGGGAATATTACCGTCTATAACTATGATGGTAAAACTCGGGAATATATTTCCACTTCAAATGAATATCTTGCCATTGGTGTCGGTATCCCTGCATATTCCTGTTTAGATGCCCCTGGCACACATAAGGCGGGTTATGCTATCTGCCGTTCGATGGATTTAAACTCATGGGAATATGTGCCAGATCATCGCGGTGAAATTGTCTATAGCACCGAAACAGGAGAATCGAAAGAAATCACAGCTCCGGGTGATTATCCTGAAAATACAACCACTATCGCCCCGTTAACGCCATACGATGAATGGAATGGTGAGAAATGGGTGACAGATACCGAGGCACAGCACGGCGCAGCAGTAGATGCAGCAGAAGCACAGCGCCAGTCGCTGATTGATACTGCAATGGCCTCCATCAGTCTGATTCAACTGAAATTACAGGCCGGACGGAAGCTGACGCAGGCAGAAACAACCCGCCTTAACGCTGTGCTGGATTACATTGACGCGGTGACGGCAACAGATACCAGCACAGCGCCGGATGTCATCTGGCCTGAATTGCCGGAGGCGTAGGCCATTCAATATCTGGCGCACCGGAAGTATCGATCAGCTCCAGTGCGTCCAGATAATCCAGCCACAAATTATATTGCGCCAGTTCCTCACCTTTCAGACGACCAATAGCGGCTTTACCAGGCCATTGCTTACCGTTCATGTATTCGTTAGCCTGGTTAATTAGTAGCTGTCTTTCTGATTCAGTAATTTCAATAAGCTCTTCATGAGTAGGTGGAGGAATATCTGCCCACGCAGGTAGTCCATCCTCTCCGGCAATACGGACTTTTCCTTGTGGCGGTTCAGCCATAAACTCACTGACAATATTTTGATTCACCTCCTTAGCATCTGATAAATCCCATCCTACTGATTTATATTTATCAATCATATCCACAGGGAAAAAAGCATTATGCCTGGCACTATAAACATATTCGTTCATATAAATCACCCTGAATAAAATTACTCACCAACAGCCCACCAACTGTAATGCATAGATACCGTGTCACTGGTTGATGACGTTCTGTAAGCAGAATTAAAGCCGGTTAACGTAGGGCCTTCTGCAGTCATCACGAACCCTCGCCCAGCGCCTAAAGGCGCACCGCCATCACCAGAATGGGTAAGAATGGCGCAGTCCGCTTTTTTAGGGAAAGGGATAGGAAATGTAATCCTCATTGTTTGCGTCGATAATTTCGGCATAGCCTCGCCTCGACCATATTGCAGAATTTTACCGTTGGGTAATTTCATCCATCCATCACCACTGGCAAAAGAGGCCATGTCCGGTATCTGATTTTCCCCTGTCCCTACATCCCGTTTTGCCGCTTCTCCCAAACCAACGTTTATGAAAATGCAGAAATAACGAGCAAATGGCATCATTCCTGCTTTTGTCAGGGGGATCTACCATGCTTATTGGCTATGTACGCGTATCAACAAATGACCAGAACACAGATCTACAACGTAATGCGCTGAACTGTGCAGGATGCGAGCTGATTTTTGAAGACAAGATAAGCGGTACAAAGTCCGAAAGGCCGGGACTGAAAAAACTGCTCAGGACATTATCGGCAGGTGACACGCTGGTGGTCTGGAAACTGGACCGGCTGGGGCGCAGTATGCGGCATCTTGTCGTGCTGGTGGAGGAGTTGCGCGAACGAGGCATCAACTTTCGTAGTCTGACGGATTCAATTGATACCAGTACCCCAATGGGGCGCTTTTTCTTTCATGTGATGGGTGCCCTGGCTGAAATGGAGCGTGAACTGATTGTTGAAAGAACAAAAGCTGGACTGGAAGCTGCTCGCGCACAGGGACGAATTGGTGGACGTCGTCCCAAACTTACACCAGAACAATGGGAACAGGCCGGACGATTAATTGCATCAGGAGTTCCTCGCCAGAAGGTGGCGATTATCTATGATGTTGGTGTGTCAACTTTGTATAAGAGGTTTCCTGCAGGGGATAAATAAAGTTAAAGACACTTTTTGTACAAAAGAGAATAAAACAACAGCAACTTGTTGCAATTTTATCAATAAAAGTAGTATTGTCGTGAAAAATTGATTAAAGATTAATATTATGCATGTTTTTGATAATAATGGAATTGAACTGAAAGCTGAGTGTTCGATAGGTGAAGAGGATGGTGTTTATGGTCTAATCCTTGAGTCGTGGGGGCCGGGTGACAGAAACAAAGATTACAATATCGCTCTTGATTATATCATTGAACGGTTGGTTGATTCTGGTGTATCCCAAGTCGTAGTATATCTGGCGTCATCATCAGTCAGAAAACATATGCATTCTTTGGATGAAAGAAAAATCCATCCTGGTGAATATTTTACTTTGATTGGTAATAGCCCCCGCGATATACGCTTGAAGATGTGTGGTTATCAGGCTTATTTTAGTCGTACGGGGAGAAAGGAAATTCCTTCCGGCAATAGAACGAAACGAATATTGATAAATGTCCCAGGTATTTATAGTGACAGTTTTTGGGCGTCTATAATACGTGGAGAACTATCAGAGCTTTCACAGCCTACAGATGATGAATCGCTTCTGAATATGAGGGTTAGTAAATTAATTAAGAAAACGTTGAGTCAACCCGAGGGCTCCAGGAAACCAGTTGAGGTAGAAAGACTACAAAAAGTTTATGTCCGAGACCCGATGGTAAAAGCTTGGATTTTACAGCAAAGTAAAGGTATATGTGAAAACTGTGGTAAAAATGCTCCGTTTTATTTAAATGATGGAAACCCATATTTGGAAGTGCATCATGTAATTCCCCTGTCTTCAGGTGGTGCTGATACAACAGATAACTGTGTTGCCCTTTGTCCGAATTGCCATAGAGAATTGCACTATAGTAAAAATGCAAAAGAACTAATCGAGATGCTTTACGTTAATATAAACCGATTACAGAAATAAAATTATTTATTAAAGTCACATTTAAGACGTAATACCCTACAGGGTAAAAATTTTCTCTGATCTTAACTTCTGCAAATGTTAACTGCTATTTTTATGCTAAAAATGGTTATCAAAACTCAAAAACACATGTTTATAATCAATGAGTTATAGAAATGCTAAGGGCTAATGAGTTATATGCAAATTAGTAAAATTATGTTGCTATGTCAAATAGTTACGATTTAGTCATCTAACTAATGTTACGCCATATGGGTTGGACTGAAGCGGCTGACCTGATTGTTAAAGGTATGGAAGGCGCAATCAATGCCAAGAC